TATTAGGTCATACATTTGTAATCCTTCAACGCCTCTAATTGACATTGCAGCTAGTACAAATATACTAGCAGTCCATTTGATATACCAAGATATATCAAACTTTGGTGTTGCAGATTTGAATATTCTTGTGCTATTTTTTAGTTCTTCTTTACTATATTGCATTTTCAAACCACTCATGCACTAAATTATCATGAAGCTCGTCTGCAACTCCGTGTCCTTCAATTTCGTCCCACCAGTCAAAGTTTTCATCAGATATATCTACATTATATTTGGACTCAAACATTTCTGTTAGTTCTTCTCCATCAAGTTCTTCGTAATCTCCATTGAACCAAACTCCAATAAAGTTTCTGAACTCATCTTCGTAATTACATTTAAGTATTACTTCTTCATCTATCATTGATAAATGATAGTATAGACTTTCTAGGTAAGGAACTACTGGACTCCATGCACTTACGATATAAGCACTAAATTCATCAGCGTCTTCAATATGAGCCCACTTGGCTCCTATATTTTCACAACCCCAACTATACCAGTTATCTTCATCATAGCCTTCTAAGAAAGGGTGTAGTTCTATTTGTTTCCACTCCCTAACTGTTATTGTGCCATCTCCATGATAACTAGGTCTTTCAATATCTTCGTGGTAGTTTGTAAATAACTTATCCCACTCTTTTTGTACTGCTTCGTTTCCCTCTACAGTAATATAATTATATACATGATTTGCCATTAATAAACTCTCCTAACTATTCTTGGTATAATTTCACCACTTCTTATTACTTCTACTTTGCAACCAATTTCTAAACCCATATCTTCTATGTATTTAGCATTATGTAAAGTTGCTTTACTTACTGTTGCACCATCAATATCTATAGGTTCTAGTATTGCTACTGGAGCAACTACTCCTGATTTACCTACATTCCATACTACATCGAGAAGAGTGGTTGTTACTCCTTTCTGTATTTGTTTAAGTGCATACGCACCTCTTGGGTGGTGAGAAGTATAACCCCTGCTTTCAAACTCAGTATTATCATTTATTCGAAATACAACTCCATCATCTGGGTATTGAGTCCAATCACTATCCATGACTGTATCAAATCCATACTTTGATAGTTTACGTAAATCACATGACCATCTGGGTTCTTGGGTAGGGGTGATACCATATGCAATAAAGTGTAAATCTCTCTCCTTAAATTCATTGATATCCTTTAAGTTAAGAGCACCTGCCGCATAATTCCTTGCATTTTTAATTGTTTTTGGTGCTACAACCTCGCCTGTCACTTGAAAATATGTGCCAAGACAAGCTCCTCTGAGCTCTGTAGGAACCATTGTTTCCATTTGTCTTGTTATGTCCAGTCCCTTCTTGCCATCTCCTCGTGTCAAGGCTCGGTGTAATTTGCCGCCTACATAGAGTAAAGATACTGCAGCGCCGTCCAGCTTAGGACTAACGATTACAGTATCTTTATAACTATTAAACGGGTCTTTAGTACTTACTTCATTACTAAAAACTTTTTGTAATGAAAACATTTGAAAAGCATGAGGATAGCGATTGTCATTACTAGATGCGCCAACATCTTCATAATTTACTAACTCAGCTAGTCTATCAAATTCTGTATCAGACATGATAGGTTCACCTTTATAGTAGGCGACCGCTGCTCTTCTTAAACTTTCTTTTATATTTTTCATTTATATATTATATCAAAAATAACTTGCGATGTCAAGAAATATTTTTAGTTTAGGTAAATTTCATCTAAAATATCTTTGAAGTGAGTTTCTAAAATATTTTTACTCTCTGCTAAAGAAAGTATTTCTACTAAACCTTCAAATAATCCTTTGGAGTTATTGAAGTCTAACTTCATTGCGACACCGTCTTTGGAGGGTTTGAAGTCTCCGTCGAAATCTAAATAGTACTTTCTGAGATGTAGATACTCTATATCTCTAAAGGTATTTATTGTGAGTCTTATCTGTTCTGTGCCATCTTCGGTTTCTGAGATAATTTTCTCATAAATCTCAGGCGCCTCATGTAACTTCATCTTTTATTCCTCAGAATTGCACTAAGGGGAACAATGCTAGTTACATTCTTGGGCATCAAGAGGCGATAAGAATCTGTATCCCAGCAAAAAAGCAGGACTGTATCATTACTTTCTTTAGCCCTGTTCTTTTTGCTTTGGATATATTTGTTATCGAAGTCTAAAGTACAAACATTATACTTTAGTTTTCGAGAGTTGGTACTCCTGTATGTAATGATTGCGTCTCCACAGTCATTTACAGCTCGTATGAACTCATCTTTTTTCATTTAATACTCCAATTACTATTAAGAAAACTCTTTCTCGCTAGTAATTGGGTAGTATTAGTTAGTCATTGATTGCGTTGATAATCCCTGTGAAATATACAGAAGCTTTACCAGTAAGTTTACTGATAATATCTTCATCAATCTCTTGACCTGCATCACTGATTGCAGCACTCAATGCTTCTGCTGCGTCAGCTTTACTTACTCTAGTGCCACCACCTGTTGATGATTTGCTAGAACTTGTTGCAGGGGATTTCTTAACATATACGCCAGCTTTAGTAAGAATCATTCTGACTCCGTTAGGACTTTCTCCTAATTCTTCAGCTATATCCTTTACAATCTCCATACTTGTTTCTGGAGTTGGTTCTGCGTCTGTATACATTTCAACTGCTTGTGCTTTGGATTCATCTGTCCATGCCATGCGTCTTCTCCTATTGTTTTTGAGAGATTCAGGCATGCCTGGGCACCACCCTGTTTTTTCTCTCATTTGTTGGTAAAATCTATCACTCATAATAAATATTATACAATATTATAAGTGCCGAGTCAAGAACTATTTTTCGATACCTCAACCAAAATGATTACGAATCACATTGAGTTTATCTTCTGCGTGTGCTATAATCTCTACTTGGGTTTCGATTGCTTGTACGAGCTCAGGGTGTTCCCCTATACCTATTGAGTTTCGCTCGTATGTTTTTATATTAGCGTGTGCTACAGCTATTTCTCCCTCTAGTTTTTTGCATAATGCGTCTAATAAATAATTCATTTTCTTTCCTTTAATGCGTTTACATATCCCAATATAAACTTCTTTCTTTTATAGTCTGACACTATTACCTGCCATAAAGCAGGTGCCACCACCAAATATAAAAAACTTAATATTATAAAGTGTAAACTCCTATATTTTTGTAGCAAAGCTATTTCGTAAGTATCAACTAATCTACGAATTATACCAAATGTTCTAAGCATTAGCATAAGCCAAGTTGACAACCAAAACGCAGCTACAATTTGTAGTACGTCCATTGCTTTCTCCTTATTTATAGATGTCTATTCCGTATTCCTTTAAATGTCGTAAACTACCTAAGTCATAAGCAAGTGCATGTGACCAAAATCCGCCAATCTTTTGCCACCCAAAGTATTTTGTATCAAAGTCTGTCATAGTAATAACAAATATTTGATACATTTTTGAGTCGTATGTTTTTTCATAATTTGTAGCATGCTCTGTGCAATGCTTCTTGATGATAGCTATAGTATTGTATTTGGCGGACCATACTCTTTCATCTATGTCAAACTCTTCTGCTACACATTGTTCTGGTAGAATTGGAGTTCTATGACGATATACTGACATCTCAGATTTTGTAATCTTTTGAGGCACGCCAACATTGTCAATTAAGTTGCGAACAAAGGTAGTAGACCTAAATAACCCTTTTGCTATTTCTGAGACTGTTTGTCCATCTAGGTATCTTTCTATTGCGTCTCTTTTCTCTAGGTCTGTAGCTCTCTTACCTCTGTTCTGAGCTTTCCGAGTAGCTCTATACTCTATTATATCTTTATGCTCAGCTATGATACTACCTAACCTTGTTGTATTATAACTAATATTTAGCATCTCACAGGCAACCTTTTTTGTTATCGGCTGCTCGCCTTCCAATAGTTCAATTACTCTGTTGAGATTAGCCTCATCTAGTTTTTCATGTTCTCGTTTTCTAGTTTGTCTCATCTGTGCCTAATAATATAATTGCATAATGAATAATCTTTAATAAGTCTTGTTCATTTTTGCCTTGTTTTTTCCCATATCTTTTTGCATACTTTATTACATTTCCTAGACAGAATCCTTCTCCATGCCCTGAGTCTATAATAAACTCAGTTGCTTGTATTTTATCTGTGCTGTAATGTTGTTTGTATGTTGAATCAATGTAGAGTTTTACAGTTTGCAAAACTTTATCTTCATTGAATTTATACTTAGCTTTTTTGTTTCCAAGTAGTGTTTCCGTTTTACTACTAAATATCCCCATCTGCTCTCACTTCTGAGCGAATGACTTCGAAGCCATTGGGATATCTTTTTTCTAGTTTTCTGATGTTTTCGTCCATAACTTCATGTGGTGTAAACCCCAAGGCTATACAACCTTGTGTCCAATACCATAGAACATCTCCTAGTTCTCTTTTCATGTGAAATATCTCATCATCTGTAAACTGTGTGTCTGCTTGAAATATTTTTTTCTTTACTACTTCTGCAAACTCTCCACTCTCAGCCATCATTCCGATAACTGAAGTCATTAATCTTGCTACTTGCATTTCTTCGTGTCTTTCGGAACCATCGCCCTTGTGGCTAGTTACTCCTGTTAGACACCCTAATCTATCTTGTAATTTGTCAGTATTTTTACTTGCTACTGATGTTGTCATATCTACGAATCTTGCGTAGTCATTAAATTTTTGTTCTGTCAATTTCTTTCTCCACTATTTTTTGTATGTCTGTTAATTTATACCAAAAACTTGAATATATAGACTGTCTGCCATCTTCATACTCTACTATGTATCTTTTATACCCATAAGGTCTTTCTGAGAATATTCTAGCAAATCGATATCCTGCTTTTAAATCGTAGGTGTTTTCTAATAATCTCATCTTGTTATCCTTTGTTCATAGTCTGCGTAGTCTTCATTCCACCAATGTGGTTTTTCTCTAAATTTCCAACTAGCAAATGTTGCTTTATCAAGATGGTAGTAATCACGATATGATTGTATAGGATTACTATAGTCTTTTAGTTCATCTGGCATTGCTAATCCGAACTCTGTAAATCCGAGTCTTTGCATATGCACGGGTTCTGGTAAGTTATTTACTACTTCATGTATGGACTTATGTTCTTTGCCATATCTGTATCTATACTCATCATTCAAAGCATTGCCATAGCAGTGTGTCCACTCGTGATTGTCTAGTGATGAACGAGCCCATATAGTACATGGGTGATTGTACATCATTGGTAGATATGGTGTGATAGGTCTTTCCTCTGGCTTTAGATGTTTTATCTTTGCTTTTTCTTCATTAAGCACATCTCTTTCTTCTTTGTTCAAAGCTCTAGGAACAAACCCTAAGAATTGGTCAATCCATATACTTGTGCATAAGATTTGCGCAACCTCTAGGGGCATCTTTACAATGTGTTTGTCCACATGATACTCCGCACACTTATCTAAATTTTCGTCTAAATAAAATAAATTCATAATGTATTATACAAAATTTTAAGGGCGGTGTCAAGAAATATTTTTTGCTTCTTCAATAAAGTTCTTTTGTCTAAAAAATACTGACAAACTAAATCTATAACTAGGCGCTATATGTGAAGCTGGTCTAATAGAGTGGGGTATCTTGCCATCGAATACGACAGCAGAGTTTGTGTGATACAGAGATGTACCTATACAATGTGTCATAGAATCATCATAGAAAATAGTTTCTCCATAATATTCTTTCTTCCAGTCTGGATTTATGTAATAGGTTATTACTGTTGATGTCCCATGAGTATGAGGGAATTGAATTGAGGAAGGAGTTGCTAAGTTTATTACTGCTTTATCAAACTGTAAGTCTTTTACTAAGTCTTTCATAGGCTCGTTTTGTATGCCTTCAATAAAGTCTAGCTGTCTCCAATCTGCTCTACTAATATCTGAGTGTAAGCAAGGATACTGTCTATACTCAAAGGTAGATGTATCGCCCCACCCTATTTTATAGTCTGCATTTATAGCATACATATAAATTTCTT